CGTGGATTGCCAGACTGTCTCATCACATGGGCATACTTCTGGTCCCGAATGATCCAATGATAGAGTTAGACTCGAAACGTATTCTCGAGGTAGCTGTCATCATTTATCCGACGTTTGCGCTCGCGGTTGAAGAGACGATTCAAGTCACTCTCGGTAGTTCGCTCAATGCCCCGGGACTATTAGCTCTCACTCGTAGCGACATAGCTTCGAGAATACTGGCTGCAGCCTTGACCGTGGCAGTGTGTTCGACTCACGATTCCATATCGCAGCCCACTTTCTCATTCATGTGGCATCCGTTGCCCCAGACACACGCGCTGGTCCCGGCCCCAGAGCTCAAAAGCTTCTCTGGACAGGTAGTCCCGCTTGCGGACACCACTGTCATAACGGTACACCGTTCTGGTTTATGGCAATACGTCCAACCCTACATCTCGAATCTTAGTGGATCTTGTATCCACGACGCTTCAACACTGCCCTCTCACAAACAGGGGACACCAGATGTAACATCCGACCTCAATCACGCAGCCACCTTGCTGAGAGTAGCTACTCTCGAAGGCGCTCGCGTGTTTGCAGAGCATCGCACTCCAGGCCGCCTGGCTTCCTACTTGGAATTCACGGTCTCGACCAACCCAACTTACGGCATCCACGGCCCGGCAGATCAGCTGGCCTCACCATTTAAGGTGCCCCTCTCTCTAATATCGTGTCTATGCAAAGAGTTGAGAACAAATCGTGCGTATCAATCTTTCACAGCAGCAGGAGCAAGACTCTTAGCTCGTGATTTCGCAAGCAGCCCCGCGCTGCCGTCTTCGTCCACTTACGAGTGTGCGTTGAACGGTATGTAGCGGTGTTGCTGCACTGAGTGCGCAGACCGGAGGAGGGAGGGACGTTATTATCCTACCATGTGGGAGGCCTTTACGGGTCCAAACAGAAGGTGGGGTGGTGACGGACGTCTCCTACCCGGCGGAGCTGATGTTGGCAGCTTCGGAAAAAATATGAGTCAACAAACTAGAGGTCAACTTCGCGTACGCGACGTGAGGAACCTCTGCACCGGGGGTCCGAATTGTGCATTGAATTCGGGCCCCCTACCGTCAGCTGATGCGAGGCATCGGCTGGCAACAATCGACTACACCCACAACGAGCTTGCTCGTTGGTTTGCGGTGGTCGACGCGAAATGTTGTGATTGTAAAGAACCTAGTCTCAAAGACTTGCAGTTCACAGAGAAGGACGTAGTGCTGTGGCGAGACAGAAAGAACCCTATGCACAGGGCTAGAACATCGAAGTTCATGAAGAATTCGTTCGGACCGAAGTGGGGAAAGATACTTTCTCATTTTTCCGGATTTTTACCAGATGGGGTCTTCAATAGGATTAGAGCGATACTGCTTCGATTCACAGCTTGCTGTGAGACATGCTGGATTAAAAATCTGAAGGCGCTTTCGGCACGAGCTATAAAGTTGAACATCTTGCAAGGACACGGCGTGTGGAGTTATATGGCCGACCTGAAGGTGTTGGGCGGATACGACTGTGCCCCTAACAGGGTGGACGTTTTCGAGGAAATGAAGGATAAGATTCTGGATCAAGACGGACGCACACTTCTTTGGACTAGGCGTATGGAGAAGAAACTCGACGCCGCAGTAGCAGACATCAACTTCCGTGCTCATAGTGATCAGATATCGTTTGGGCAATTCATGGAGTTCAGGGATGCTTGGGGTTTGTCGGGTGCCAGTACAGAAGGCACCCCTATCAAGATCGCCATGTGCAAGACCGATGTGAACATGAAGAAAGCAGGGCCTGTGGACGGGAAAGACTGGAAAAGGACGTCGTTAAGAGGCAAGTTTGCGAACAGCTTGGGCTCTTCTGAAGAGGAGCTGGTTCTCAGCGCTCTCACAGAGCATCCTATGCTACTCTACCCCTTTAGGAAGG